ACGTCCTTTGTCGCGCTGTACGACGCTCCTGGGGCCTGTCCCGGCGATGGCTGGCAACTGCTCGCCAGGAGCGGGCGCGCCGGCCCGCCCGGCCCGCGTGGCGCCGACGGCGAGCGCGGCTATCCCGGCCTGCCAGGGCCGGCGCCGCGCGGCCTGGCTGTCGACGATGCCGGCATCCTCACGCTGACGCTGTCCGACGGCTCGGTCCTCACCGCGGACTTCTATCCGCTGCTGATCCGGAGCGCCTGATGCTGACGCCGGTTCGCACCACCGCGCCGAGCGTTGCGCCGGTCAGTCTGGAGGAAGTGCGCGGGCATCTGCGCATCGATCACACCGACGAAGACCCGACGCTGCAGCTCTACATCGACGCCGCCACCGGCTACCTCGAAGGCCGCACCGGCATCCTGACGCGCGCTCTCGTCACGCAATCGTGGCAGCAATTCTATTCGGTGTTCACCGACCCGATCATCCTGCCGCTCGGCTTGCAGCCAGTGCAGTCGGTGACGTCGATCAACTACTACGACGCCGACAGCGCCTCGCAGGTCTTGAGCGACACGCTCTATCGGCTGGTGCACGCCGAGCTCGGGCCGCGTATCGAGCGCACCACGGCCGATGCCTGGCCCGCAACCGCGGTGCGCGACGACGCGGTGACGGTCGAGTTTGTCGCCGGCGATGCGCCGGCCGCGGTGCCGGCGCCGATCCGGCAAGCCATGCTGCTGCTGATCGGGCACTGGTACGCCCAACGCGAGGCGGTCGCCGCGGGCACCTACGCGGAGGTGCCCTATGCGGTGCATGCGCTCTTGATCGGGCACGCGAGGGTCGGGATGTGATCGGCGCCGGGACATTTGGCGCCGGCCGCGTGACGCTGCGCCGTTGCGAGACGGCGACGAACGATTTCGGCGAGGAGATCCCGCAGTGGCGAGACCTCGCGATCGTCTGGGCCGGCAAGCAGGACATCCGCGATAGCGAGCGCATCGCCGCGATGGAGGTCGGCTCGACGGTGACGAGTCGGTTCCAGATACGCTGGTCGCGCCGCTGGCTCGACCTGACGCCGCGCGACCGGCTCGTTTTCGAGGGGCGCGAAATGGATATCACCGCTGTGAAAGAAATCGGCCGCCGCGAGGGGATAGAGATTACGGCCGCGGCACGGAGCGATTGATGGCAGCGGGTGGCATCACCGTCAAAATCGATGGTCTCAAGGAGATCGAGGCCGCGCTTAAGACCCTGTCGAAGAGCACCGCGCGCCGCGTGCAGCAGCGCGTACTGATGAAGCGCGCCGAGCCGATTCGCGATGCCGCAAAGGCCAAGGTGCCGGTGCGCACGGGCGCGCTGAAGGCGGGCATCATCGCCACCACCAAGCGGCCGCGCGGCCACAAGACCGCGGCAGCGCAGGCCTTCGCCGGTGCTGGCGGCGGCAAGGCCGGGCGCGCCGCAGCCAAGGCCGCGGGTGGCACGCCGGCCGAAGTGTTCGTCGTGACGCCGAGGCTCCCACAGGCGCACATGGTCGAGTTCGGCTCGGTCAATAATCGGCCGCAGCCTTATTTAAGGCCCGCCTGGGATGCGCTGAAGCACGGCACGCTCGACGGCATCGCCAAGGATCTGTGGGCTGAGATCCAGGCAGCCGCAGCGCGCTCGGCCAAGCGCCGCAAGCGATGAAAGAACAGCTGCGCGCCTACCTCATGGCCGACGCCGGCATCGCCGCGCTGGTCGGCCCGCGCGTCACCTGGGCCGTGCGGGCGCGCGGCGCGCCATTGCCGGCGGTCGTGCTGCACCAGATCAGCGGCATCCGGCAATACGCGATGACGGCGCCGTCGGGGCTGGTGCAGGCGCGCGTCCAGGTCGATTGCTGGGCCTTGTCCAACGGCATCGCGACCCACATCGGCCGCGCCGTCAACGCCGCGCTCGGTGGCCTGCGGGCTGAACTCGGCGGCGTCGAGATCCAGGCGGCATTCCTCGAGCTCGAGCAGGACTTGCCCGACACCGCCTCACCGCCCGACGAGCAGATCCATCGGGTTAGCCAAGACTGGATGATCTGGCACACCGAATAAGGAGGCAGCAGCAATGGCAACCGGCGCGAAAATTGGTCATGGCAGTATCTTTGCCATCGGCGACGGCGGCGCTCCCGAGGTCTTCACCGCCCTGGCCGAAGTCACCGCCTTGACCGGCCCGAACATGACCAAAGACTCGATCGACGCCACGCATATGGCGAGCCCGGAGCGATACCGGGAATTTGTCGGCGGCCTGAAAGATCCCGGCGAAGTCACGGTGACGATGAATTTCGTCCCCGGCGGCACCGACGAGGACGCCATCCGCGCGCTGTTCGATGCCGACGTCCCCGGCAATATCCGCATCACCTGGCCGGGCGGCGAGGCGTGGATCATGTCGGCGTTCTGCGCCAGCCACGAGTTCGACGCGCCGCTCGACGACAAGATGAGCGCGACGGCGAACTTTAAGCTGACCGGCAAGCCGGCCTTTTTTGGTTGAGGTTCTGAATCATGCCCGCTGCTAATCCACTGCGGGGCGAGGTCGGGTTCACCGCCGCCGGCCAGGAGCGCATCCTGCGCTTCGGCATCAATGAAATCTGCGTGCTTGAAGCCGAACTCGGAATGGGTTTCGGAGAGATCATCCGCAGGCTCAGCGCCGACGTGTCCATTACCATCGTGCGGACGGTGTTCCGCCGCGCCATTCTCGGCGAGGAAATAACCGCCGACGAAGCCGGGGCCATGATCGACGAACTGACGCTGCCGGGCGCGATCGAGCTATTGATGAAATCGCACGACCGCTCGTCTCCCGACCCCAGGGAGGCGAACGGCTCGCGCCCTCCGAAGCGGGCGCAGCCCGCACCTGGGAAGAGCACCTTCGCGCCTGGCTAGCGCACGGTTATCCCGAGGCGCTGTTCTGGGCGTCGACGCCGCGGCAACTGCAATGGCATTTCGATGCCGCCAACCACCGTGACATCGTCGAGCGCAACTACCGGATATCGCTGGCGTACCATTTCGCGTGGTTCAACAACGCCCGCCGCGCGCCGTCGCTCAACAGCCTGATGCTCGACCCGGATACCGGGCGCAGTCTGGCCCGCCGCCAGACACCTGAACAGCAGATCGCCATCGCCCGGCGCCTCAACGCCCAATTTGGCGGCACTGTCGAGCGCCGCCTCTCCCCGGAGTGATCCCCATTGGCTGAAATCGGCTCGCTGTTCATCAACCTGTCGATGCAGACGGCGCAGTTCGACCGTCAGTTGAAGCAGATCGACTCGCAGCTGAAGGGCTTTGCCGCCGGCGTGCAAAAGGGGTTCGCCGGGCTGAAGCTCGCGGGCGGCATAATCGGCGCGCTCGGTGTCGCAGAAGCTGCGAAAGCTATCGGCGGTTGGGCACAGTCGATGGCGGCGGCCGGCGAAGAGGCCGAGAACCTTGCCACGACGCTCGCGCTCACTCTGGATCAGGTCGTCGAAATCCAGGGCGTCTTTCGGCTGACTACCGGCACGCTTGGGGAAGCTCAGGCGGCGTTCCAGAAGATGTTTAGTACCGTTGCCGACGCCCAAGGCGGCCAAGAATCCGCCATCAACAATTTCAAGGCGATCGGCATATCGATCCAGGACTTGGCGCGTGTCAGCCAAGACCCGATCGAGGCGCTCAAGTTGCTTGCTGATCGGTTCAATGCCTACGGCGCATCGATGACGAAGAACGCCGTTTTTGCCGACATATTCGGGAAGAACTGGGCCAAGGTCGCGCCGCTCCTGCGCGAGGGCAGCGCCGGCATCGAAAAGTTACGGGAAGAATTGCGCAAGCTCGACCCCAACGCAGCCAAGGCGGCCACGGCAGGCGGCGTGCTCGACAAGCAAATCGATACGCTAAGTCGGACCCTTACGGCGATAAGCAACGATATGTTTACCAGCTTTGCGCCAGCGATGACGGCCGCAACCCAGCGCATGGTGAATTTCGCCAACGCTGTACGGGATGCCGTCAAGGACGCCGACGCTTTTCTGGCGAAGTGGGGCGGTATTGTCGGGGTGATGGAAACCATCACCAATCAGGGGCTCTTCGGCGTTATCAAGGGCCTCGCCGCGGGTGATCTAGGTGCGGCGGCGAGGGCCGCGATCGGGGCAAATGCCGCCGACGTATTAAAAAAGGCGCGGCCGGACGCGACCGCGCGTGCTCTTGCCGACCTAGAAAATTCTCCTCTGTGGGACCCGACGCAGGCTCCAAACCCCAACGTGAGTTTACGCCCGCTGAGGGTTACGGCGCCTCCCAAAGGCGGCGGCGCCGGCGGCGGCGGCGGCGGCGGCAAGGACGACGCCGAGGCCGATGCGAAGGCTGTTGCCGACGCGCAGCGGAAGCTGGCACTCACCCGACTGGAGGCCGACCAGGATCTCGCCGAGGAGCGGTTCTCCCGGAACAAGGCGGCAATCCAGCAGCAGCGGGACTTGGATAAGCTCACCGCCGACGAGGCGATCCTGCGCGAACAGGAGCTGACAGCCGCCAAGTGGCTCGCCGATCGCGACTACTACGCGAAGAAGCTCGAGGCGGCGCGTGGCGATGCCGACCAGATGATTGCCATCGAGAACGCCGCGACGCTGGCGCACGAGAAGGAGATCACCCGGCGCGCCGAGCTCGATCACGAGAAAGCGAAGTCTTCATTCGACCGGCTGAAAGAAGGCGTGCGGGATTTCGGCAGCGTGATCGAAAGCTCGTTCTCCAACATCTTCGACAGCGTCATCGATGGCACATTCAAGTTAAAGAATGCGCTCTCATCCTTGATGCGCGACTTCGGCAAGATGCTCGCGTCGCGCGCCTTCCGGATGATCATGGAAGGCCCCACCGGCGGTGGCGGCCTGGGCGGCATCATCAGCGGTGCGCTCGGTGGGTTGTTCGGTGCCGGTGGTGCCGGGGCCGCGGCGGGCAGTTGGTCGCCGCGCGGCTTTGCCGGCGGCGGCAGCTTCCGGGTCGGGGGCGCCGGATCGATCGACTCGCAAATGGTGGCCTTCCGCGCCACCCCCGGCGAAATGGTCGATGTCACCCGCCAGAACCACGTCGGCCGCGGCGGCGGCGAGGTCATCAACATCAACCTCAACCCGTCCGAAGGCTGGGTCGCCGGGGTCGCCGATCAGCGCATCGTCACCGCCAGCGGGCAGATCGTGAATGTGGCGGTGCTGGAGAGCCAGAAGCGCACTGCCCGCAACTTCGGCTCGATGTCGGCGCAGGCACGGGACCGCCAGCTATGACCGATTCCTGGCCGCACACAGTGCTGCGCCCGCGCGACGTCATCCGTCGGCTGCGCGCGCGAACCACGACGGGCACGACTTCGGCGTCCGGCTTCACGCAGCGGGTCTCCTCGAACGCGCACATCTGGGTCGTCGAATACAGCGGCATCCTTATAACCACCGAGGACGAGCTCGCAACGTGGGACGCGGTCGAGGTCTCTCTCGATGGCGCGGCCAATCCGATCTATGTCCCGCTGGTCGGGGACACTGATGGAGCAACTCCCGGCAGCCTGGTCGGCGCCACCGCCGCCGGGGACACCCTCGTCACCATCCGGCGCGTCGGCGACACGGTAAAACAGGGGCGGCATTTCTCGGTCGGCGAAGCCCGCTTGCATCGGGTGTACGGCATCGAGGCGAGCGGCGACGACTATCTCTGCCACATCCGCCCGCCGCTGCGCGACGCCTACCCTGACGCCGTCGCGGTGAATTTCGAGCAGCCCTACTGTAAGTGCCGGCTGGCGAGTGATGACGAGATGAGCCTCACCATCACGCCCGGCCGATACGCCACCGGCGCGGTGAAATTCTTGGAAGATACCGGGTAGAATACCCTAGATTAGCCACGCCCAGCTATTGCCTTTATTTATCGCGTCTATGCATTGGAAGGTTACGCAGTAGGTTCTCGCTATTGTTGTTATGGAAACGACACCCAGCATATCTCGTATCTTTTGCACATCATCTTCTGATAACTTGGCGTGCCCATTTCGCGGCCCTCGTGCTGCTGTCCCGTGAGCAATCGCGTCTGCGTAATTCTCGACCGCCGTTGCCCACCTCAGATGCTGCGGGTTGACGCACCCGGCATGGCCTTGTCCACAGGAATGGACGGCGTGGTGCTTGGGTGTTGGCGGCTCGCCGTGCGCGAGGACGCACATAGCCCGATGGGCTGGCGTGGTCTTCTCGCGGAACCAGATGGCGCCGTAGCCGCCCTTCATTCGCCCGAAGGGCCAGATCAGGCAGGCGTCGTCTTCGTGGGAAGCGTGCTCGTGAAGCCACTTAGGCGCGACGCCGTAGAGTCTGCCGCCGCCATTAACGTCGCCGTACTTCAGCTTTCGCAGGTAGTGCCGATGGCAAATGCCATAGGTGCGGAACAGCGGCTTGCCGCACTCTGGGATGGGGCATAGAGCTTGAGAAGCCATAGCGATCGTCCCGCTTGGTTAGAGCCCGCCGTGGCGTTGCTGCGCCCGGCGGCGCTCGCTCAGTATATCCTAAGAAGCGGCGTCTAATGGCGCTCTTCAGTCCTGAAGAACTGGAGGCGCTGTCGGCTTCCACGGTGCGCCTCGCGACGCTCGTCGATTTCGACTGGGTCGGTGCGCCGACGTATCTCTGGAATGGGACGGGCACCCGCGTATTTGCCGGCAAGACGTATATCGGCTGCGGCGACGTCGGCAGCATCGAGGGGCTGGAAGAAGCGCGCGGCACGCAGGCGAATCAGGTCACGTTCACGCTTAGCGGCGTGGCCGACTCGCCGGCCGACCTGCTCGCGAAGGCGATCGACGATACCGACATCGTGCAAGGGCGCGTCGTCGCGGTGTCGATCCAACTGTTCAATCAGGACTGGGCCGTGCTCAGCGATCCGATCCTGATCTGGTTCGGGTTCTGCCAGCAGCCGAGGGTCACGCGCGAGGCCGCCTCGACGGAGGTCGGGGCGCGCCGCATCCTGACGCTTCCCGCGGAAGGCATGTTTGTCGGCCGCGCCCGCCCGGCGGCGGGGAGATATACGGATAGGGAACAGCAGGCGCGGTTCCCTGGGGATTTGTTCTGCACTTACGTTTCGCAATTAGTTAATAAATCGGTGATCTGGCCCGATTTTACTTGGTTATTTGCTATTGGACTTTCGTCTATAGTTGCCTTGTCTGGCGGGTTGGCTTAGAGCGCGATCCATCGACATGCCGATGAGGAACAGACGTTGCCATACAATCTGATAGCGCAGACCGGCAAGCTCACAGGCCGCGGGTAACGTCATTTCCTGGCCGCGATAGGTAACCATCACGGTGTTCCCGCGGTTGCGGGCTTGTTCGTTAAACGTCCGCCACGCGCAATTCTCGGGAGAGTATCCAAGATCGTTGTTTGTGCGGTCTAGCGTGTGCCTATCAGATGGCCGCAGACCCATGTCAGCGATGAAACAAAGAAAGCCATGCTCGCCGTTCTCGCCGTAGCGCCAACGGTCGCACACGGTAATGCCGCGCCCACCGTATCGAGGGTATTGCTGGTGGCTGGGGTTATGACATCGGCGGATCATCTGCCTCCATCCGCCATATTCCGGCAGAAATTTGGTTATGCCGCCGAGGTCCGCTCTGCCTAGCCGCTGTTGATTCTCGCGATTTAGGCATCCGCAGCTTCGCGTGTTGCCGCGCAGATTGCTTGATGTTGCTTCCTTTTCTTTGCCGCAGTCGCAGCGGCAGATCCACACGGGATGACCGTGTCGGGAATGCCCAGCCCAACCGAGCACCACGAGCCGGCCATACCGATTGCCGGTCAAATCTTGAAACCGCCTCTCGGGCGGAATAGGAGTGATGGTAGCCATGCTTGCCCTCCAGCACAGGGTTGTGTGGTCAGAGCCGGGACGGTGTTCATGCACCGCCTCGGCTCGCCTGGATAATATCAGACGCGAGGCCGTCTGAAATGTCCGACCGCATCACCGAAGAATTTGTTGCCGGCGCGCTGATCCTGCCGACGGCGGAAATCCCGCTGCTCGACGGCGCGGTGCCGCTGGTGCGCGATGAGCCATGGGAGTGGTTCGTCGTGTTCGAGGACGGGCCCGGCGTACCGAGCGATCTCACCGGCAAGACCGTCGTGGCCGAACTGCGCTGGCAGGCCGGCGAGCAGGCGGTGACGGCCGCGCCGGTCGAGGGCGCCGCCGGCCAGGTGCGGCTGTCGCTGGCGGCCGAAGCCACCGCGGCGATGCCGTTCGGGCAACTGCTGCAGCTCTATCTCTCGATCGACAACGACACCGAGGGCGTCGTCCCGGTCGTCGTGCTGGAGGGTTACGCCACATGACCGCTGCCGCGATCAACTACAGCACGCGCACGATCAAGGTTTACCGCGGCGCCTATGACGCGGCGGCGCGCACGGCGATTGCCGAGCATGAAGCCGACATGCTCAACCCGCACGGCGTCACCAAGCTGCAGGTCGGGCTCGGCAACGCTGACAACACGTCAGACGCGGCCAAGCCGGTCAGCAATGCGACCGCGGCGGCGCTGGCGCTGAGGGCGCCGCTCGCCTCGCCGGCGCTGACCGGGACGCCGACCGCGCCGACCGCGCCGCTCGGCACGGTGACGGAGCAGGTTGCATCGACCGCGTTTGTGCAGGGCGCGGTCAATGCGGCCGACGTTCCCGCCGTCGTCGCCGATCTCGAAGCGCATGTCGCCAATACCAATAATCCCCACGCCACCGATGCGGCCGACGTCGGCCTCGGCAATGTCGCGAACCTGGCGCCGTCGGCGCTGCCGATCAGCGATGCGACGCAGGTCGCGATCAATGCGGTCGATGCCGCGGCCGACGCGATCGCAGCCGACCTGACGGCGCACAAGGCGAATGGCGCTAATCCCCACGCCACGACCAAGGCTCAGATCGGGTTGCCGCTCGTCGACAACACCGCCGACCTCGACAAGCCGATTTCAAGCGCCACCCAGGCGGCATTAAACCTCAAGGCTCCGCTCGCCAGCCCGGCGCTTACAGGCGCACCCACGGCGCCGACAGCGTCCCCAGGCACATCGACAACGCAGCTTGCCACGACCGCCTTCGTCACCGCCGCCGATGCGGTCGTCGCCGGCGGCGCTGCTGCGGCACAGGCCGATGCCGACCAGGCGCTTGCCGACGCAGCGGCGGCGCAGGCCGACGCGACGCAGGCGATCGCCGACGCTGCCGCTGCCCAGAACGCCGCCGAGGCCGCGCAGAGCGACGCCGACGCGGCACAAGCTGCGGCCGATGCGGCGCAAGCGGACGCCACGCAGGCGCTCGCCGATGCCGCTGCGGCGCAGGCAGCGGCCGACGCCGCACAAGCCAGCGCCGACGAGGCGCTCGGCCTGATCGGCCAGGCCGCCGCGGTCTATGGCACGAGCAAGACGGGCGCTGCGGCTGCGGCTGAGCTGATCGACCCGACCTGGATCGTGACGTCGCCCGCCGGCCAGGTCGTGCGCGTCGACGCCGCCGTCGCCGCCGATCCGCAGACCGTGGCGCTGGTGCCGGCGGTGCCGATCGTCGCCGGACATACCTACACCGTGACCTGGCGAGTGCAGCGCCAGGCCGACCCGGCGGACCCGATCAACGACAGCGTCACGCTCGGCGTGACGTTCCTCGACAGCGCCTATGCCGCCACCGGCTCGGCCACGGTCGAGGACATCGCGCTGCTGGTCGCCGACGGCATCGAGGAGCGCACCGCGCGGCTGGCGCTGGCACCGTTCGACGATGCGGCCGAGGTCGATCACGAGGCGCCACCCGGCACGGTGTATTTTCGCCCGTGGGTCGATTGCTACGGCGACTCGCACATCACCGACATTTTGCTGATCGACGGCGGCGGCGGCGGTTGCTGCGCGGCGGCGCCGATCGCCGGCATGTACAAGGACGCCAGCAACACCGTCGACACGTCGGTCGAGACGCTGATCGCCGCCGCCGCGGGACGCCCGTCGCACGGCAACGCGCTCCTGGTGCAGCCGGCCGGCGCGCTGCTCAGCCGCACGCTCGACGCCAGGGCGCGCGACGTTGTCAATATCCGCGATGATGTCCTGGGCAATAACACGGTCGAGACCTCGGCGCTCGAGGCGTTCTTTGCCAAGGTTGCCGGTGGTTGGAATCCTGACAGCCCGACCGATCCCAACCTCACGGGCAACGAGCGGCAGGGCTGGATCGCCGGCGGCAAGCACCGGGCCGCGCCGGGCACCATCATTCATTCGGCGGGCTACGGCTGGTCGCTGAAGGGCCACGGGCCGATCTCGCAACTGATCGACGTCGGGTTGCAGCTCGACCACAACGACGCGCACGTCGAGAGCTTGCGGCTGCAAGGCGTCGGGCTGGCCGGCATTGGTGTCGATATCCGCGCCGGCGCCGCGCGCCTGTTCGACGTCGAGGTCTACGGCAAGGCGATCGGCATCACTAACCGCCAGTCGAGCGTTCCCGGCGCCGCCGCCAGCAATCACACCATCATCGGCGGCTGGCTGCGCGACAACACGATCGGCGCGCAGATCTCCCAGCCGGACTATCGTGCCGTGGCGCAGCGCATCAGCGGCGGCAGCGTCGGGTTCGACTGGTTCGATCACGGCGGTATCGAATTGATCGGCTGCCATCTCAGCGCCGACACCGGGCCGGCGTTTCTGGTCCGAGGCAATCACGTCCAGTTGCGCGGCAACATCGACGACGGCGGCCTGACCATCACCAACATCACCGCCGTTGCCGGCAATTACGACTCGCTGGCGCCCGGCGATGTCATCAGCGGCGCGCTCTTTGTCGAGGAAGACGAGGTCGTGCTGAGCTCGGCGCTGCAGCCGAACACGCGCATCGTGACGGTGACGCCAACCACGATAACGGTGGACCGGCCGGTTACCGAGACCCTGACGCAGACCCTGATCGTCGTCAACGAAGTGCCGACCGAGAGTTATTTCATCGGCAACACCGTCGCGTCGAATTTGACCAACGCCCTGCTGTACAGCATCGCCAGCATCGAGAGCGCCAACGACGGCAACAGCATAAAGGTCAATCTGACCAGCGAACATATCCTGACGAAGTACATGGGCCGGATCGAGCTACAGAGCACCGGCGTCGCCTTTTACGACGACACGACGCACAAGGCCTGGATCGAGGCGGTGCCGAGCGCCAGCAGCGTGCAGATATCGTTTCCGTTCCACGGCGGCCTCGTCACCCCGGCAACCGCGAAGCTGCGCGCCAACAACGACAGCGCACAATATCTCACCACCGGGCCCAGCGCCGGCCAGATCCGGTCGCTGTTCACCATCGGCGGCAACCACAACGGCACGCGCTGGAAGGGCGGGTCGGGCTACAACTACGCGATGACCCGGCTGAAGGGCCGCGGCTACATGCACGGCTTTCGCCCGTTCCACGGCGACTGCACGACCGCCGACCAGATCATCAGAAATATCGACATCCCAACCGCGGAAATCCGCCTCGGCACCCACATCGCGCTCGGCACGGTGCTGCCGCCGTACACGCGCGTTTTGGAGATCATCGACGCGACCTCGATCCGGATCGACCGGGTGCCGCTCCTGGATCGCACGCAGGCGCTGTTCCGCTCGCCGGAGCAGCCCAACAACATCTTTCGGATCGGCGTCGTCGATGACCAGCTGGCCGGCGGCGCGACGGTCAACCGGGCTTCATCGCGGCTGCGCAACTTCGACCCGCCGCTGCAAGGGCCGGGTTCGCTGCTCGGCTGGTCCGAGATCAATATGTTCCGCAACGGCACGGCGGCCTACGACGCGACCGAGGGTTCCTTCATGGTCGGCCTGCGCTGCGCCTACACGCTGGGCGGCCTGATCGACAACGAGCCCGCGATCCTCAACGAATTGGGGATGATGAACCGCGGGTTCCGGATGATAACCAACGGCGTACAGTACGATGTCCAGGGCACGTCGTTCCGGGTCGAGACCGGCACGCTCACCTTCGAGGAGAACAACACCACCCTCGCGGGGACGGGTTATTTCCCGCTTGGCCTGCCGGTGACGACCACGACGCAGGCGCGCCGCTCGACGAACGGCGCTCTCTATCCCAACGCAATCCACCGCTGGGCCAGCCCGAAAAAGGACACGCTCGAGGGCGCCTCGGAGCTCGCCGGCTACGCCGTGGCGCCGGGCGAGGCCGACATCCTGTCGCGGAGCTTTTTCCTCGGCTGCTGCACCGGCGATCCGGTTCTCACCGGCAACACCGCCGCGCAGCGCACGCTGCCGTCGTCGATCGAGATCCGCTCGATCGGCCAGGTGTCGCTGTGGAAGAGCGGCAGCGAGTATGTCCGCTTTTCCAGTGACCTCGTGTCAGAGAGCTTCCTGCGGGTCGATGGCGACGGCCCCGCCAGGTTCACTGTGCAGAACACCAACACCACGGGGCCGAATACGCTTGCCTCGCTCGGGGTGCGCAACCAGGCGACGCTGGAGGGCGGCGTGCGGATGGTCGTGACCGGCGCCGGCTTTACCAACGGCGGCACGCCGCTGCCGTACCTGCCGCCGGATGCCAGCGCGCTGGTCTCGGGCTCGCTGCTGTCGGGCGGCTTCTCGATCATCGCCGCCGCCGGCGACATGAAGTTCTGGGCTGGGGCAACGCCCACGCTGGCGATGACGATCCCGGCTGCGGCCGACCGCATCCTGCTGGGGTTGCCGGTCGACGTTGGCGGCCGTGTCGTAGCCGCGACCGAGGAAGCGTTCCGCGCCAAGCGGGTATTCGCTGCTCCCAGCGTGACGCGCACGGCGTTTGCGTCGACCGATGAGATTGTCGCCGGCGCCTCGGCGTACATCGCCTTCGACGATCGCTCGCTGAAAAGCGGCGCGGCGGCCTTTGCGTTCCAGAAATCGTTTCAGTCTCGGCCGATACTGAGTTTCACCGGCAACATAGCGTCGTGCGACGCATTCAGTAGTGAGCCGACGTTCAATTATACCGGGATAATGACGTCCGGCGCTGGTTTCACCAGTGAGGTCAGGGGGCATGCCGCCGCGGCCATCACGAACTTCAGGCACTTTTATGTACTGAACAACAATAATTTTGCCGGGACAATGACCAACCAGCACGGACTGTATGTCGCGCCCCTCACCTCCGGGGCGAACAATTGGGGCGTCTACGTCCAGAACAACAATAGCTTGTTTGGCGGCGGTGTTCAGATCAATGGCGATCTTATCTTAAAGCCGGCTGGGACAGTGACGCCCGCGAACAACAATGAACTGATGGTGCAGGCGACCTCGAACACGCAATTGACCTTCAAATATAAAGGGACTGACGGCGTCGTGCGCAGCGGCAATCTCCCGCTCGCGTGACGCCGTGGACGACCTGGCGGACTATCTGCGCCGGGAGGCGGGACGGCCATTCGCGTGGGGCGACGCGGACTGCGTCACCCTCGTGGCTAATTGGGTGCGCGAACGCCGCGGCATCGACCCGCTCGCGCCGTGGCGCGGCGGGTACAGCAGCGACGACGAAGCCGAGGAGCACATCAGGCAATATGGCGGCGGCCTCATGCGCTCGGTGTCGATGGCGTTGCGGCAGGCCGGGCTGATGCCGACCGACCAGCCGCAGCCCTCCGATGTCGCCATGATTGCGCTCGACAATACGCAGCGCGCCTGCGCGATCAGGACACCGAAAGGATGGATTGTGCGGCTGCGCGACGGGCTGTCGTTGTTCCCGCCGGCGCAGATCCGGTTGCTGCGCGCGTGGCGGGTGTAGCCCCGTGATCGAGGCTGCGCTGATCGCGGGCCTGGTGGCGGCCGGCGTGGGCACCGTGACCGCGCCTTACGTTGCCGCTGCGATCATGCTGGCGGTCAGCATCGGGATCTCGTTCGCCGCGCAGGCGCTGTTCTCGCCGCCGCAGCCGCGGCCGAGCGACGGACAATTCATTATCACGCAAGCGACCGCGCCGCGGTTCCGCAGCTACGGAAGGGTAAAGACTTCCGGCGTGCTGATGTTCAGCAACACCGCCAATGGCAAGCTCTATCGCGTCATCGCGATGGGATCGGGGCCGATCGATGCCGTCGAGGAACACTGGGTCGACGACAATCAGGTGACGCTCGATGGCGGCGGCGTGGTGACGAGCGCGCCCTATCACCCGCGGATGATCATCGACAGCAGTCTCGGCGAGGTTGCCGGGCAGCGTTACATTAGCCTCGAAGGCGTGTTTCCCGCGCTGTGGACGGCCGACCACTTGGGGAAACAGATCCCCTCTGCCTATCTCGAGATGCTGCAGGCTCCGGCTGAGAATCACGCCGAGGTCTGGCCGAATGGCGGCCAGACAAATTACCGCCAGGTGCAGCGCGGCGTGCGCGTGCCGGATGTCGACGACACCAGTTTCCTGCCGGATTATTCCTACTCCGACAATGCAGCGCGCGTGATCGCGGACTACCTCACGCACCCGGACGGGATGCGCCTGCCGATGGCGTATCTGCAAAATGCCTTCGCGCACTGGCATGCCGCCATCGCGGCCTGCGGCGCGGCAGTGCCGTCGCCGGCCGGGCCCGAGCCGCGCTATCGGATCTGGAACAGCTATCGATTCGACGAGCGGCCCGCGGACGTGCTGCAACGGTTCCTGCAAGCCTGCGACGGAATCTTGTTCAGCACTCCCGGCCAGGGCCTGGCGCTCAAAGTAGGCGTCTGGGAGGAGCCGACCGTTACCATCGACGACGGCTGCATCGTCGCCTTCACCGAGGTGAAACGCGGCACCGACATCATGCAGAGCGCGAACACGATCCGCGCCCGCTACACCGAGCCGACCGGCGACTATCTCGAAACCGACGCCGATCCGTGGGTCGACGAGGCCGATGTAGCGGTGCGCGGCGAGATCGCCGCCGACTTCGACTTTTTCCCGGCGCCGAGCCATTCGCAGTGCCGGCGGTTGCAAAAAATCATGGCGCATCGGTTGAACCCGGCTTGGTCCGGGTCGATGAGCTGCAATCTCCGCGCAATGAACCTGCTCGGCGAGCGGTTCGCCATCCTCAACTGCGCCGAGCTCGGCATCGAGAACGAGACGGTCGAGGTCACCGATCTCAAAATGATTGTCGAGGGCACCATCCTGACCGGCCTCCAATTTACCTTCCGGTCGATGACGGCCGAGGCCTACGCCTGGGACGGGGTAGCGGCCCGCGAGGGCGGTGCACCGGTATTGCACATTGCGCCGCCGATCGTGCCCGAGCGGACCATTCCGCCGCCGACCGGGCTCGTCGTGACGTTGTCAGGGGCACGCGCCGTGCTGACCTGGGATGCGCCGCCGAACGATTTTTTGCAGGTCGACGCGCGCTGGAAGCCAACCGCTGCGGCCGAGTGGCTCCTGATCCCGGTCGCGCCGGGCGCTCTCGCCACCGCCGTCGACGGCCTGCAGAGCGGCACCGAGTACACCTTCCAGATCCGGCACCGCTCGACGCCGACCGATCGCGTCACCGCCTGGGAAGACGCCGAGGCGACGGCGACACCGGACTATGACGACGAAGGCTCGCAACTGCGCCGCATCGAGGCCTAGAGGATGGCGTTCCGCATCTCAGAATTGCCGGCCGGCACGCCGCCCTATCTCGGGACGGCGCTGCTCGAGGTGTCGGTCGCCAACCCCGGCGCGCCGTCCGGGTTCGACAGCCGGAAGGCGCTGCTGTTCGACATCGCCGCCGCGGTCGGCGACCTCCTTCCGGCGCCCCCGACCTTCGCGCCGGGCGGCGTCCTCTACGGCCACACCGACGGGACGCCGAAGGCCGACGTCGCGGTCTTGAAGATCGATCCGGCAACGCATGAGCTGACGCTCGGCGCCGACGT